ATGGGCGAGTTGTTAGACAGAGACTTTCAAAGATATCTTCTAAATGAACTCGCGGGGCTATATCCCCAATCCGCCGATATAAAGCGCAGCTTTGGAGATCAGACGGACAATCGTCTGCTGGTGAACCTCCAGTACCTCCATGAGCACGGCCTCGTAGATTTCAAGTTTACCGAGTTTATGAGCAGGGAAATTCAAATGCACAGCGCGAAGGTCACGGCACGGGGCATGGATTTTCTGGCAGATGATGGCGGTTTATCCGCAATTCTGAACGTGGTGACGGTGAAGCTCCACGACGACACAATCAGAGACTTGCTCATCAATCGGATCGATCAAGCGCCCGGTGACCCGACCGTGAAGGCAAAGCTCATCGACCGAATAAAATCACTGCCTGCCGAGGCGCTGGGAAAGCTGACGATGGATGGCCTAGACGCGGCGATGGCCAAGGCCCCGGACCTTCTAAGCCTTCTTGGCGAGATTATCCCCAAGGCGGGATAGAGCGGCCACAGTTTCGGTGCTCGTGACTGGCCTCCCTTGGCGAAGCGCCACGATACAATCAAGGGCTTGGTCTAGATCGAGCATGGCGTCGAGCACGAGATACCAGCGGCCATCCGATGCCTGCACCGGGCCACCTGGCGTCTGCCCTTTGGGCATCGCGATATAGTCGAATGCCTTGTCCATTTCCATCTCCTACGCTGCCTCTAGCAGCTTATCTAGGGTTGAGGGGGTGAGCGCTTCGGGGTTCGACGATCTGATCGTCGCGGTGAGGATGTAGTCAAGCACCCAGGGCCGTAGCGACTTAGGGAACACTCCTCGACCGGCTTGGCTTTTCCGCGTCTTGCAGGTCTGGCTGCAAAGCGTGGCCGGATGATGCCGCGAAATGAAGTGCGTCCCGCACATAGAGCATTCGTTTTCGAACTCGGGCGCCATGGCTTCTCGGTGCTCGTGATGGCACTTGCTGCTGCAATATTTCTGGTGCGCGTAGTGCTGGGTCTGAAAGGACTTCCCGCAGGCTGGGTTCTCGCACGCTTTGATCGGCAGGATGCGCATCGATGCATCTCGGCAAGCCGTAGAACAGTATTGCGTGCCAATCGTGCTGGGGTGGAACATGGCCCCACACTGGGCGCAGGGCTTGTCAGGCAGCACCGTGGCCTCGGTCGAGCAGCGGTGTGAGCAGTATTTCGCGTCGGGGTTCTTGGGCCGAAATGTCCTGTCGCAGTGCTCGCACGGCCGGGCCGGGTTCTTCGCTCGATAGATCACATCAGCAGCGGCGCGATAAGCAGCCTGTGTTTCTCCAACGGACCTAAGATCCCGTAGCTCGATCGCAAACCGGGCATGCTCCGGGCAACAGAACCCCTTGTGATGCGAGCCGACAATGAGGTCATCAGGTATCGGGATATAGCACCAGGCGCAGTTCTCGCGAGGGATCGTGTATTCCTTCTGCCCCTGCTCCCAGGTGGGTCGCACCGCTCGCATGCGTCCAAGAGCCGACTGCACGAGTGATGCCGCCTCGGCATCAGCCTGTGCCCATTCAACGCCGTGGAGGCAAAGATTGGACCGTACCGATGATCGCGCAGCCCCCTCGAACTGGAACGGACTCTGTGTCCAAACGGACATGATTTCAACAAGGCGCCCGATTATGTGCTGGCGCTGCTCGGCTTGGAAAACGGGCTCGGGGCGCTTGACCGGCACAGCAACGCCATGCCGATATTCTCCATAGCCGGTGAACAAGCCGTGTTTATAATTGTGGTTGGCGCGCCCTGCGTTCTTCATCCGAACACCGCGTCGAACGCGCCCCTGTCGAGAGTGGGATCATTGGCGCTGGGTTGATTGGCTAGCCTGAGCCTTTGTTGCCGATGGGCGTGATCGAGCCAAACCCGGTCCATGGCGAAAATTAGGTCGACGTGCCGCGGCTCAAGGGGCCATCGGTATAGAGCCAAATAGGCGCGAATCTCGGAATGAGTGATCGGATTGGGTCCAGCGCCGTGATAGGTGCGAGAGGTGCATAGGTCGATGAACATCCTCCAGATGATCTGGCCAGCCTCGGGCACGGTCATGCGACGGCCTTCCAATTGCTCGATCAGGCATTCGCAGAGTTGCCGTTTTAGTGCTTGAAATGCTCTCATCACATCGTCCTGAAATCAGATCCGCCCTGATCGCGCTGATATTTCGCAACAGCTCCTGGGGCGTCTTTTGCCGCCTGTTTCCGTGTCGCATTCATCGCCACCGGAAGCGCTGCTGCAACTGTGCGCTGGGACACTTTTTCAACAATCGGCGCAATATTACCGTTTGAATCTTGGGACCATCCCAGCGTGACAAACACCTCAACACCTTGGGGATGGGTAGAGGCGCCGCTGATCTGAACCGGGATTTTTCCGCCGTTTGGCAGCGGGACAACAGCCTCCTGACCGTGAACGACACCTCGCACCTCGCCTCTGGAGCCACCAGTATTGGCAGTGCCCATCGCGAAGCCCGGTATACCCAAAGATGCCCCGATCAGATTGAAACCAGTCTGGAGAAAGAAGTTTCCTGCCTGGGCGAGGACGTTCGACAGAATGGCCCCAAATTCCTCGGCCGTGATCTTGCCGTCCTGCAATGCATCTGTAATCCCTTGGACCGCCGACATGCCTACCTGCCCCAACATGTCGAACAGCCCGGCAAGTTGATCGACCTGGGCTTGCTCGGCGTGCATCTGGTCCACAAGCTCTGAAATTTTGTCTTTCTGCTCGTCGGTCGCCGCCGCTCCGGCCTCCCTGAGAATGTTGAGCTTTTCCTGCTCTGCTGCGCTGAGACCGATTAAAGAACGCTCGAACTCAAGGCCCGCGATCAGAGCCTCGACTGCCTTGCGCTGGGTTTCGATATCGTCGACGGCGCTGGATCGCGACCCACCTCCGCCTCCGCCACCGGGCGGCGTCACAGTGGGCGGGGGTGGTGGCGCCACAACGATGTTGCCATCGTCACCGAAGTTGAAGCCTTCATAGAGGTTTTCGCCGGGCTTGTTTCCGAGTGCCAGGCGCAATCTCATTTCGTTGCGCTGCTCGGGTGTGAGCTGATCTGAGAGCGGCTGGTTGGCGCCCGCCCCAACGGTGCCGCCTCCGGCAGTGGTCATGAAATTGTTGAACGCATTGATGAACTCGCCGAGGGCGGCGCTGGCCTCAACGATCGCTGTCTTGAGGGCCGTGCCGACTGTATTCGAGACCTGATTGAACTTGCGGTCCAGCTCCTCGGCTTTGTCGAGCACGTCCTCATCCATGACGATGCCGAGATTGCGGGCCTCGCGGATCGTGTCCCTGATGCCCTGTTCGCCCTGCTCGATGAGCTGCACAAACTTCTCGCCACCAGTGCCGCCGAATATCTCGTCGGCTATGCGGATCTGGGCGGCTTGATCGAGTTGCCCCAGCTTGCCGATGATCTCGGTAAAGAGAGCGCTTGGGTCCTGGAGCTTGATGGCCAGGTCTTCGGCGGTAAACCCGAGGCGCTCGAATGCTTCCGCCGCGGAACCTCCCCCGGTAACGATGAACTCGTCGGCCCGGAGGTTCAGTTCCTTGAGACCATCGGTCAGGGCGTCGACACCGATGCGGTTTTGCTCAGCGACATATTTCAACTCTTGGAAGGCTTCAAAATCCACACCTGCCCGGCGGGCCTCATCACCGACCTGGGCAACACCGTTCGCCACTCTGCCAAGTCCCGACACCAGACCTGCGATGCCACCGGCAGCGAGACCACCAACGAGCCCGCCGATCATGGCCTTGCCGAAGCCGCCAATCTTGGAACTGGTCATCGCCAGCGCTTGATTGATCCGCCCGGTTGATCGAACCATGTCCCGCTCCATGCGCCCCGTGGCGGTTGTGCTGTCCTTGCGCATCCGGCCATAACTCTTGGTGGCCGTGCCGCTGGCCTTGGCCATGTTCTTTTCGAAGTCACGGATGCGGGCCTCCAGTAGGACCACAAGCCGTTCTGCATCACCTTCGCCTGCCATGTTTGGCTCCTATGCCACTGCCCATTCTTCGATGTCGCCATCGAAATCGTCATATGAGGACTGGTTGCTGTCGCCGGCCGCGCACCGCGCCACCGCCATTGCTGTCGCCACGGCACCGTCGATGCGGTCCGTAGACTTTCCTTTGTGGAAACTCATGTTGTCGGCCTTGTCCCGCTCTACTGCGATGTTCTCGAAATGCCAGCGCAGGATGGGGTGGCCGCCGTGTTTGAAGCGACGGGCCACTATGGCGCGCTCCAGCTCCTTGATGGCTGGAGCCATGGTTATCCAGCCCTGGCGCATCTCCACAGCGGGAAAGCCGTCCTCGATCAGATTGTTGATCGTGTTGCGCGCCATGTGCGGATCGAAGGCGATCTCCATCACGCGGTACGTGGCGCACAACGCGCGCACCTTGTCCTCGACGGCTTGGAAATCGACCACATTGCCGGGAGTGGGGATGATAAGCCCCTGCTCTGCCCAATGCGGATAGTTGGCCTTCTCCCGATCCGACCGGTGGACGATGTTATCCTCGGGACAGAAGAACCACGGGTGGACCTCATACCCGTTCTCGCGATCCCCCCAGCACGCCACAACCGCCGTGAGGTCTCGATTGGAGGAAAGGTCGACCGCAAGCCAGCAAGGCTCTTGGGTGATGTCCTTTTCCTCAAGGTCCACCGGATGGGCCCCCTCGTCATAGATCGGCATCTCGACGAAGGGCGATGCACTGTAATCGAGCCATGTGTTGAGGTGGTATTGCCGGAAGTCGTCCCGATCGGCGGGGCGCTCTTTCGATTCGCGGGCCATCTGGCGAAGGCCTTCAAGGTCGGGATACCCATCGGCAAGGCCGGGATTGACGAAGTGCCACAGGGCCTCGTCTTCCCAGTCCGCATCGGGCTCGGCTTCGAACAGCACGGGGAGAAAACCGGGGTCTTCGATCTCCCCGGACTGGACCTTGCGGGCATACTTGAGCAGATCGAACGCAAGGTTCTCTTGGCCGCGTCCCGCCTGGGTGATGATGACCAGAAGGGAGCCGGGAGCCTTATTGAGACCGGTGCGGAGCGCTGACCAGGTCTTGCGGCTCTTTTCACCTTCCCATGCTATCAGCTCGTCGGCCAGGACGAATTGCGGGGTCTTGCCCAGCTTGCCCTTGCCACCTGATGCCAGGGCGCGAAATTTGGCTCCAGACAGCGAATGCTCAAGGATGAATGTGCTCTCGTTGAGCTTCATCTTGCCGTCGAGCCAGTCCGTCGCACCGATGATGCCCACCGCCTCCTCATAGGCGATCACGGCATCCTCCTCGGCAGACGCCGCGACCATTGCCTGACCGCGCGGGACACGCTGATATCCAACCGTGTGAAGCAATGCGAGGCCCGCCCCCATGGTGGTCTTACGGGCACCGCGGGGGAGAAGGGCGAAGACAGTCCGGACCTGCCGTCGACCATCGGGGAAGCATGGCCCATAGATGCGGCGCACAATGCGCTCCCAGAACCGGGGGAGTTCGAAATCGCCGCTGTCGCTCTTGGGGTGCTTGAGGCAGCGAAGGAACTCCACCGCCCTTTCACCATGGCCGAACGGATCGTCAATCTCGCTGTCGTCGAACACCCACTCCGGACGGGTCGCTTTAAATTTGGAGGTCTGCTGGCGCGCCATTGCTTGCCTTCCCTCCCTTGGGCTGGAAACCTTGCTTGGACCGCGCCGCCGGGGTGAGCCCCAGCTCGGCGCCGAGTCGGGCAACGGCCTCTGTGGACTTGTTCAGGATGGATGCGGCGGGGTTGGGCTTGAGCATCCCATGCGCGGTCTTGGTCAAGGGGCCGTGTTCGGCCAATGCCTTCTGGCATTCCCGCACCGTCCAACGTGCAAGGATGTAGGTTTCGACGATGCCGAGGCCGGTGGTGGTGAGGATCTTGCGCTCGACCATCTCGGCAACCACGGCCTTCCACTCATCGACCATATTATCGGGAATGGTGTCGGGCACCTTCGGAACGCCCTTAAGCCCGCCGTCTATGGCCTTGAGATGAGCCTTGGCGCCCTTCACGATCGCACCTCCTCGCACCGCAGCTCATGGCCCTTGCGGCGGCCAAGCTCTTTGATGTCGCGGATATTGAGCGCCTTGCCCTCATAGAGCACGCGCTGATCTATGGCGATGTCGTCGCGGTGGCGGATGCGGAAGATCACGGCGGTGTTGCCGCCCTCCCCATATGCCCGCTGATACTCCTCGACCGTGCTCTCGATCATCTGGGCGCGGACGGTGGCGACGTCTGCCCAGGTCTCGCTGGGCACGCCATAGTCGTCGATGACGGTGGTGTAGTGCTGGATGGTGATGCTGCGATCCATCTTGCCGGCGCGCATGTCAGACCTCCCCGACCATTGCAGAGACGGTCACAACCGTATGGCTGGTCTCGCCATCAGGGTCGCGCAAATACCGGGCGCCCATCACGAAACAATCGCCGCAATGGTAGCCAGCGGGCATGGGTGGGCGGCTGGAATGGATGGCGGCGCGCATAGCACCTGCAATGGCCTTTACCCCGGTCAGACCGGCCTCTTTTTTCCAGACGTGCAGATCAAAGATCAGGTCGAGGTTCTTGCGGGCGATATCATCGCCGGGAAGCTCCTGCCCTTCGCCTATGATGATCGAGGGATCGGGGGTGGGGCGGGCGTTGCGATCGAGGATCGACGTGGCCGGGACAAGATCGGTCACCGCCACCGTGCCGATGAGGCGATCACGAAGGGCCTTCTGCATTGCCAGGGCTGCGCTCATGACTTGCCCCAGTTGTTTCGCACCGCCTTGCCGATGGCGCGCTTGATGCGGTTGGCAGATCGCTTCTGGAGGAGCCGGACGGTGGTCCAGAAGAACGGTTGAGCCGGCGCCTTGGTGGTGCCGTACTCGACCAGGTGGGGATACCGGACATCTGCGTTGCCCACCGTCACCGCCACGGCATACTCGGGCACCGTCAGCGATCCGCCGGGCTGGGAGTAAGCCGGGGTCTGCTCGCCCGGTCCCGTCACCTCGATCGAGGATTTCAGATCAGGGGCTCCGGTGGCCGGATCATCGGGCGCCACCTGGCGCATGGTGCTCGCCATCTCGTTGCCCGACTTGAGCAGCGCGGGATGCACGCCCTCACGCACCGCACGGGGCAATGCGGCGAAGCGCTTCTGCAGCCGACCGATGCCGCCATCATCCGCCATAGGAATATTCCCGATATTCGCCGAGGATCTGAGACGCACCGAATGGGATTTCCTGCCCGCTCACACCGACAAGCACGGTCTCGCGCTCCTCGTACCAGTGGGCCGCGATCATCAGGACGGCGTGCTCAAGGTCGGCAGGGGCGCCGTCCGGCAGCTTCTCGGTGTCGTCGAGGGCGTATCCGATGAAGTTCTCGACGTGCTTGGTGGCGGCCGCCAGAACCTTCGGCAGCACGGCGGTATCGATGGCGTCACCGCCATCGGTGCCCATGTTGATCTGGTTCTTGAGATCGTCAGTGGTCAGTGCCATCGAACAATTTCCTGCCGCTGTTCAAAACTTGGCCAATTCAGAATTTTTTCGCGTTTGGCTCCCCGCGCCGGTCCCATGAGGTGGCCGAAAGTCTCAGACCACCCCCCCCGGTGGGCGTTACGGAGTCGCCTCTGCTGCCGCCACCTTGACGATGTTGGAGTTCACCTCCAGCGTGGCATTGAGCTTCTTGGCGCTATTGGCGTCCTCGAACACCTCAGGCGTGCCCATCACAAGGCCAATGAAGTAACGGGTCGAAGGTGTGCCGCCCGCTGGTGCATCATCGAACTCGATCTTAAAGGCGAAGTTCGAGCGGTTGCCGCCTGCTGCGACCAGAGCTGTCTGGCCAGCGTCCTCAGGGTCAAGGTCACACACGATGGCCATGGAGCCCGCGTTGTATGTGCCCTTGGCCTTCTTGGTGCGACCGCGTGCGATCTGGTTCGACGTGATCAGCTCAGCCGCATCACCGATCTGGCCCAGGTTGGTGGTGCCACCGATCTCGGTCCATGTCTGACTGGTGAAGTCGGCAGCGACGAAATCATCGTCTTGATCGTCGATGGCTGTGCCGATGCTGATCTTGGTATTTGCCGTGGCGAACATCTTGCCCATGGCTGAGTGCTCCTATGTGCGCCGTTCCGCGACGGCATCGAGTGAATTGCAGCGCCTGCATCCGGGCATCCAGTTGGACTGGTCCATGCGAAGGTCCGAGCGTAGGCGGATGGATATCCTGTGCCTCACCAGCACCGCAGGGGCGCCACAGGCACAGGTCTTGTTCTCGGGTCGGGCGAGGAAAGCTTTGGCCTCCCGCTCGAAAGCCCCGTCATAGCCGCGACGGCTTGAGTTGGGCCGCTTGGCATCATGGCGGGCATTGCGCTCCCTCCTGAGCCGCCGTGCTGTTTCACAGGGCTCGTGGTGAGCCTGCTGGCAGTAGGGGCATATGGAGGGGGCGCGGGATGGCATCAGGCCACCGGACGTTCGTGAGCATCGCCCTTGATGAGCACGGCGCCCAGGGCGATCGATGTTCCACCTGCCTTGGCGATGACCGTCCGGACATACCGGCGAAGGCCGATATACCCGACGCGATAGACGCTGTTGGCTTCGAGCGTGGCCGGTGTTGAGCCGGTCAGGTGCTCGGCAGCGACATCGGTGAAATCGCCCGCTGTGGTGGTGTCGCTTTCCTGCAGCTTGATCGAGAAATCCCCGTCACCTGCAATGGCACCGGTGTTGACCACCAGACAGGCACTTTCAAAGCCCTGGATATCGATGGCCGTTGCCGTGTTGGCAGCGGAGAGGACGGCAGGCGCTACCACCTGCACGGCCCCGATGTTGGGTTCGAGAGAACGCATATAAGTGGCTCCTTATGACGTGGCCATTTTCAGCTTGCGGAAGCGAGCCGGCTGAATGACCTTGCCGCCTACGCGGCGGGTTGCGTGGATGCGGGTGACGCCCTTGGTCGCGAGAATGTAGGGGTTGACCAGGATCGACATGGCCAGCCGGTCGACGATGCGATAGGCGCTGAAATCGCCGTACATGATCGGGAAGTTGCCGCTGGCGATATCGGGCATATCGACCGCTTCGACCACCGGGCGGCCCAGGAGGGTCGAGGGCTGGCCAGCCTGGAGGCCGGGCTGCCAGATATAGGCACCGTTGGTGTCCTTGAGGGTGCGGACGATGCCGAGCGAGGTGCCGTTCAACAGCCAGGAGCCGTTATTGCGGTAGGCCGCCGGCAGGTCGTACATCATGCCGATCAGCTTGTCGGCGCTCAGGGTAGTGGCGTGGCCGTTGAGGTATTCCTCGATACCGGGATGGGTCAGGATGCCCTCGGGCTGCTTGACGCCATCGCCATTGAGGAAGGCAACGCCCTCTTTCTGGCCGAAGTCCTCGGCAAGAGCAAGGCGAACCTCGGCCTCGGCAGTGCCACCGCTGTCGGCCAGAAGCTCGTTGCTGATATCGACATAGGTCATCAGCTTGCGGGCCGGCACTTCGAGCTGGCCGAAGGTGACGGTGCTTTCCTCGCTCTCCTCAGCTTCGCCTTCCCACTGGGCATTGCTGATGCCGGTGCGCTTCGGATATTTCACCGAGGGCGACGTGATCGAGCGAACCGATGCGATCGAGCGGATGGGGCTGTATTCGACCAGGTCGCGGACGAACTCGGTGCTCATCTCGGCCGGTGCCAGATAGCCGCCCTGTTCGTCATTGGCGACGGTCAGAGCCTTCAGCTCATCGACAGGGGCAGCGTTGCCCAGGCGGAGATATGTGCCGAAAGCCTTGGATTCGAGTTTGGCCTGTTCGTCGGCATCGGGCTTATCGCCGCCGGGGCGGTTGGCCTTCTTTTCGAGCGTTTCGAGCCGTTCGACCAGCTTGGGATCGATAGCCTTTTCCTCGACGGCCTTGATGCGCTCGTCGACGGTCTTTGTCAGATCCTCGACGGCCTTGGTCACGACATCGATGGGATCGCCATCGTCATCGCCCTTGATTTCCATTGCGCCGGTAAGAGCGCTTTTGCTGAGATGCTGCATTGTTACCTCGTTGCAAGCTGCGCCGTGGCGCGATGAATGGCAGAGACGAGGCGCAGGGCCTCAACTGCCGACTTGGCGCTCGACACGCGGGCGCCTGGGTGCATTGGAACGGTCACGAGGGACACCTCGAACAGCTCCAGAGATTTAATGGTGCGGCCCCCGCCGTTCCGGGCGATGGCCTTGCGGGCAATGAAGCCGATCGAGAGGCCGCGAACGGCACCGGATTTGACCAGTGCCTGGACCTGCTTGGCGCGAGGCACATCGGCCACCAGCATCTTGCCGGTGATGTGCAGCCCGTCCGATTTCTCGTCTGCCGTGTCCCATGTGCCGATCGGGTCGTTGAGATCGTGGCCGAACAGCATGGGCAGGGGCAGCTTGGCGCCCTTGAAGGCACCGGGCTCGATCACATCACCGATGCGATCAGGAGAGCCGAAAGCCCATGCCTTGCCCGAGATGATGCCCTCATCGTCGGCCATGAGCTTGGTTTCGAGGAACAGGCGATCCATCAGCGTGCCCCCGGTGCGAAGTTGCGATGATCGCCGGCAAAGGCGTCGACCTGTTCGCGTACCCAACCAACGGCCAGGAGCTTGAGGACGGCCTTGGTATCGAAGGGGACGGGGTTCCCATCCTCCTTCACGTCCCAGCGGATCACGCGACGGGCAAGCGCATTGAGCTTGGCCTTGGCGCGCTGCTCGGCAGTGACGCGGCCATCGAGATCGGCCATTTCGGCCAGTTCGTCGACAAGGGCGATATCGGCCCGGCGGGCAGTGTCCGAATCCGGCCCGACGATGGTGAGGACCATGCCGGTGGGCTGGCCATCCCATGGGGCGATCAGATTGAGATCGGCGCCCTTATCCTGATCGACGGCATTGGCGAGGACATCACTCATCTGCATCGGTCTCGCCTCCGGTGTCGGTTTCTTCCTCGGCATTGGTGTTCCCGTTTGGCTGGCTGGAACCGGTATTCGGGTTCGCGAATGTGTTGCCGCCCTCATAGGGGGCTAGGTCGATCCATCCTCGGGCCTCATTGGGATTGAGGACGCGGGAGGCGATCAGCGAATTGATGGCGGTGGCGCGGGCCGTGAGATCGGCGCGGGTGAGATCGTCGCGGTCGAAGGTGATCCGGTATTCGCCGCGCTCCTCTGCCGTGAACAGGGCGCGGCGCAATGCGGCCTCAAGGATGCGAAGCCATGGCTCCAGGCTGTAGCTCAGGAACTCACGGCCCTTGTGCTCCATGTTCGACCACGTCGCGCGATCGAGCATTCCGATCATCTGGGCCGGGATATTGAAGGCCCGAGCGATCTCTTCGATCTGGAACTTCCGGTTTTCGAGGAACTGGCTGTCGGTCGAATTGAGGGTGAAGGGCACGAACTTTGTGCCGTCCCAAAGCACGGGCGTGTTGCCCGCATTCTCGCTGCCGGCCATCGCGGCTTTCCAGCCGGCGATCATCTTTTTCACGCCCTCGTCACCGATGTTTTTCGGTGTCTCAAGGGCACCGCCGGGGCGGGCAGCGTTCTTGAACAGGTTACCGGCATGCCGCTCCATGTGCTTGGCGGCGTTGATGGCATCGCGGGCCAGGTTCAGCGGGCATCGAGAGAATGGCCCGCGCACATGGATTATGTCGCTGGCGGGGATCATCGTGTTGTTGATGCGATAGGTCGGTTCCTGCCGACCATCCTGCGAAAAGTCGATGGTGTAATGGGCCGGCTCGTACCGGACGACCTCGCGGACCTCATTGCCGACGCGGTTGACGAAGGCCAGACCACCCTTGTCGACGGTCAGCGCGGTGGCGACCAGATCGCGGATGAGATCGAAGGTTGAGGACCAATCATTGGGCTGATCGGACAGAAGCTTGGCGACGGGATGGTCGGGGGCGTCTGACCATCCCGCGCCTACCTTACGCTCGATCTTGAGATCGAGGCTGGCCGTGGCCTCCGAAAGCAATTGGATGGCGGATTGAACTGCGGGAAGGGTGAGCGGGTCAAGCCCGCCGGCCGAGGTGCCGGTGAAAATCTCATACTCCGCCTCGGTGGGCGAGGAGAGCGATTTCCATTCGATTTTGAGAGGGCCGATGCGCATGGACCACTATATGCCATGCGAACCGGTTAACTCGATATCGGTTTATCCGGGGCTTAGCGTGTCATTGCGGGGCGTTCCGGAAAATAGAAAGCCCCACCTCGGAAGGCAGGGCTGTCAGTCTTTGGGCTTGGTATCGCCTTATGTGACTCGCCACCTCGCGGTGGACTTGAGGCGCACTACGGTTTCCCGCAAGCGCAATCGAGTGGGAATATGATCTCTCAAAGGTATTCCGTCAAGGGATCGAGCCCCAGAGAGTACAGCACACATTTGTGAACCTTGACCAACTCCTCTGGAGACAAAACGATTTTGAGGTATTTTCGTTTCCCCGTCGACGGATCTCGCCCCGTATATGGCATTGAAAGTCGTCGATAGCCCACCGTCGCCAACATATCGGCCTTTGCGAATTTGAAAGTGCCTTCATACGGTTCGGGCGCGCTGAATGGCAACGAAACTTTACACTGGTATCGGATATTCGAGCGCGGCGCCGAGGTGCTCAAAGGCACAACCGTACAAAGCCAATCGCGATGAGGGAGGCGTGGCGAAACCACCACAACCAATCGCTCTTTGACCATCTCCGGTTCGCGAAAGCCGGTGCCGTAATTGCAGATCAAGATTTGGCCCGGACGGGGTGGGTATTGAAGCTCCATGGCGACAATCTATCCTGATTCTACGCCACGTCTTTCATCCAGTCGATCAGTTCGCCCTCGAATGCGTACAGCCGCCGCCCCTTCTTCCGAATGGGTGACCCTGGCAACAGTGCTAAGGTCTTTCGCACGAAGTCCTCACCACAGCCAAGGCGGGCAGCAATGCCGCCCGCCGTCCAGATGATGCGATCGGGCTTAGGCCGTTCGAGAACAGCGTCTAGGCGGGAAGGTGTGAGGGTGCTGGTCATGCTGCTCCAGGTCCATCGTTGCGCTGTGTGAGTATATAGATTTGCTGCTCGACGGCCCAGAGAAATGCCCCAATTTCCCTGTCGATCTCGGCCTCGGAAAAGCCGCAACGTGCCATCGTACCGGCCAGCCGCTCGACCACCATTTTCCAATATGAGTTGCGCCCGCGTTCGGTATCCTTGCCAAGATAGATCACGGCCACGTGACGGGCCTTCCCGACATTGCGCTCTTGAGGGAAGCAGATCAGATCAGCCATGACCTCTCCCCACGGTTTCCGTCTTGAGGCGATCGAGCAATGCCTCCAGCGAGTGCGACACTTGCACCGGCTCGTCACTTGATTGCTGAGAGGGTTGTGCAGGCGCCGGCGCGTCGCGGGTCGTGTGCGTTCGCCCACGCCGCTCCTGCGCTCCATTGCCGGTTGTGGCAGTTGCCACCTCAGCCATGCCCACGCCGACGTTCTGCCCATGGTTAGATATATATGTGTCCCTGTGGTGCGCCTGTAGGGATTGTTCGGGGGGCTTTACAGTCCCTGTAGTGCGCCTATCGGGCTCGTTTCTGCTTACTCCGTTACCGCATAGTCCCTGTGATGCGCCTATCTGTCCCTGTGATGCGCCTATCTTTTGTTTTTCCGTCCCCCATTTCATGAAGTCCTTTCGGGCACCCTGACCGTTCCTGTCGTCGGGGTGATCGGTCAGGAGCCATTCGCGGGAAAGGCGTTTCTGGTTGAAGGTGCTGGCAGTTGCCAAGACAATTAGACCGTGATCGACGAGCGCGTCGAACGCGCGGATCGCCGTATCTTTGCTGACGTGAAGTGCCTTCCCTGCCTCCCTTGTGCCTAGCCCGATGGAGCCGTTGTTTGTGCCATTGAAGCGAAACAGGATCTCGACATAGAGCGCGCGGGCGTTGGTATCGAGATCGCGCCACGCGGCGCTCTTCAGAAGGTAGTGGGGGAGCATGGCGAAGTTTCCCCCACCACGTCCCGGTTTGTTCTTGCTGCGACCTTTACCCAT